CTGCGTGTCGCTGAACGGCACTGGAACATGCTTGACCACGCTGGTCGATACCTCGGACATAGGTCGTAGCGTTGGGGCGTATTCACCCCACTGCTTAAACAGGAAAGGCACGCCTGCAGCTTGGCATTGATCGCGCAGGCTTCGAGCCCAGTCCGGGTGCATGGGGCGCGCGCCGGGGCCGCTCTCGCCTCCGACGATGACCCAGTGCACGCTCGGCGCCTCTACGCTTGCCCGTTGCAGCGCGTTACCCGTGATGATCGGGTCGAATTCGTGATGGCCGTGCCCGCCTCCAAGGGGTAGGTTGGTAAGGTTCACGGGCCCCAGTAGCGGCTCCATGCTGAGAAAGCGCTTCGCAGCCGGGACGGCCAGCAGCTTGGGGATGTCGCGGTCGGCCTCGGTCTGGTTCACGATGGTGGCGCCAATCCAGACGTTTTCTGGTGGCTGTTTCTGAATCCATGCCTCGGCCATGTCGCCGGCACTCCCGCCGCCCACGTCGTTGCGCTGGTTCAGCACCACGCCAGCAGCGTGCACGCGGTCAAAAAAATTGCCGATGCGCTTTGTCAGCAGAAGCCAATCCAGATTCGGTGTTGCGTTGATGAGTACCAGAAGGTCGGCCAGCCAATCGGCCGGGACTTGGTTGTCAAACACATCAGCCAGGCTGGCACAGAAAACCTTGAAGCGTATGCCAAGGCGCGCGGCCCCTGCGTTCCATTTGATCGGCTGATGCCAGTTGCTTTCACTGGTGCGCCGGCGTGGCGCGCCAGGCCCCCAGTTGATCGCGATGCCGCCAGCAAAGCGCGCGTTGCGCGCCTCGGCATAACAGTGGTCGCACCCTGGCCCGACCTTTACGCAACCCTCCCAAGGGTTGAAGGTGTGGTCTGTCCACTCGATCTTTGTGTTCTCAGCCATGGCGTGCCTCCTCCATAGCCTCATCGCGCGCCACATTCAGCTCGGCCATCTTGGTGCCGTCGCCGCCTTGGCGGTCTGGGTGGTAGTCCTTGGCCAGGATCCGGTAGTTGCGCTGGATCTCGGCTTCATTGGCCGGGCCGTTGCCGTACTCCAGCACGTCGCGCCACGGGCGCTTCATGCCGGCGACGATGGGCGATGGTAGGGCGGTGAAGCCTGTGAAGGCCCGATCCAGAATGGCGGCACCACCGTGGCGCTCGATCGCGCGCATCGCTTCGATGGTGGCTGCCAAAGCGGCCACATTCATTTCGACCTTGGTGTACTGATCGATGGCCATGCAGCGCTGAGCCCCCTTGTCCAGCCAGTAGACGGCCACGCCGGGATCTGCTGGGGCCTTGGCGTCGCTGCGCGGCATCCCATCCAGGCGCACAGGAACATTGGTGCTCAGCACTATGTCATCCGAATGGATGCCCATACGATCAAGTTCCTGCAGCAGGCGGGTGGTGGCTTGGTAAAGGGTGATGTCGTTGACTCGACGCCAGCCGCCGCCGACGTTGCTGGTGGCCTTTCCGAATCGACCAAAGGCACGAGTCTCAGGAGGCGTGCGCTTCCAGCCGACAGGCCATTGCAGGGGGTAACGCGATATTTTTTCGCTCATAGCTGCCCCCGCTCGACCAGAAAGTCACGAATGATTTCGCGGTACATCGCAGGCGTGTGCAGCACATCGGGGTGGTTCACCGCAAAGCGTGCACGCTCGACAAGCGTTTCGCCGGCAGGCTTTGAGGCTGGCGTGAAAGGTTGAGCCATGTCTTCTGTGGTTTCGAGAGATTCGGTCATGCGTTCTTCCTGAAAATCTTGGTCAAATCACCCTGAACGGTGTGGCCGCGCTGCAGCAGCAGGTTTGCAACCCGTGCGCGGTCACGGTGGCTGTGACTGGCCTGGCGAAGCAGGCCGAGATAGCTATTCCCAGATGCAAACAGGTCATCTGCAGGCATGTGCGCCAGCATGCTCATGGCGCTGCGCACGGTGCGCGCGCGGGTCGTTCTGCGCCATGGCTTGATGACGTGGCCAACAAAGTCCACGCCGCGCGGCACGGGCTGAATGATGGTTTTGCGCGGGTTGACCTGGGCACCCAGGCGCGCCGGAAGAAACTCGGTGATCGCATCGCGCGCGGCCACCAGGGGTGCCGTGTCATGCGCCAGCATCACGAAGTCATCCACGTAGCGCACATAGCTCCGGGCGCGCAGGCGGTGCACACAGAACTGATCCAGCGCGTTCAGGTGGACATTGGCGAAGAACTGTGACGACAGGTTCCCGATGGGAAGGCCCGTTTCATCCGGCGCATTGAAAAGGCTTTTGTGCGGCGGCACCATGGCCAGCAGCTCACGGCTGCCGCGCACCTCAACATCGCGCCGTGGGTCATGGAAAAGGATCTTGTGCGCCAGGTCAAGCCAGAACGGTTCATGCACCTTGGCAGCCAGCTGATCGAACAGCACCGGCTTTTTGATCGCCACAAAGAAGTTGGCAATGTCCATCTTCAAGTAGAAGGCCGGACGGCTCCAGTTCTCGGTGATCGAACGGATGCCGATTTCCAGGCGCTGGGCGGCGTACATGGTGCCGCGCCCGGGAATGCAGGCGCTGCTGCCCGCCACAAATCCGGCATGGAAGCGCTCGGCGATGTGGTTGTAGAGCAGGTGGTGCACGATCCGGTCGCGGAACTCGGCCGCCCAAACCTCGCGGGGCTTGGGTCGTGTGATCACGAAGCAGATCGAGCGCCCGGGGGCGTAAGTTCCGCTGATCAGCTCCGCGTGCAGGTCGCACAGGTTGCGCTCCAGGTGGGCTTCAAAAGCCTGGCAGCTTGAGCTGCTGCGCTTGTGCTGCCGGCAGTCGATGTATGCCTTGACGAGCTGGTCGAATGTGGGCGAGTTTGAAGCTGCGGACGAAGCGCACACGGCGCTCGTAGCCCTTGAGGTTGTTGTTCTGGTTGCCGTTGTTGAAGTTCTGATTCCAGGCGTTGTTCTCGGAGTACTGCGTAATTTCGCGCTATCCACGTCGCCTCGCCGAAGGCCTGCGCCGATCAGCGGGGAAACTGCACCAGACCGGGCATGCCTGCTGGCATCGGTATCTGTGATGTGCATCGCCGTGGCCTCGTGAGCCAGGGGCGCGACCAGATTCAATGTGTGCACGGGTGTGAGGCTCTTGAGCGTCATACGGCAGGCACTTTCTCGCTTGCTTTCAACCAGCCGCCACCTTGCTTGCCGATCCCGTCCAGAAGCTCCACCGACTTCGCCCAAAGCTTGGTCGAAATCAGGCGAGAGTCATGGCACACGCGCAGCAGCACGGTTGTGGCGTGTTGAATCTCCAGCAAATGGCGGATGTGGGCGGCGCGTTGATGACCGCGCGTGCCGTTTGCCATAGCCATGAGGTTCACCATTTCCGTGCAGTGCGTGGTGATCTTCTCGCCCAGCGTGCGCTTGAATTCGCGCCGCATCTGGGTCTGGACGTTGAAGGCCAGCGAGACCAGCTCGCAGCCTTTTTTGTAGATCGGAAGCTCGGTGTGGAGCATGTCAAAGGATCAAAGGTTTAAAGGGCTGATCTGCGGACGAAGCGCACACGGCGCTCGTAGCCCTAGAGGTTGAGGCTCTGGGTGCCGTTGCCGAAGCCCTGAAGCCAGGCGAGGTTCTCGGAGTACTGCGTACTCGTCCAATGCCAGTAGTTCACGTCGAACTGGTCTTGCAGGTTGGCGTAGAGCAGGGCAGATTCCCAGCGCGTGGGCACCGTGAAATCTTTGTGACCGTCTGCTTCGATGGTCTTGGCGTGATCCAGCGCGGCCTGCCACGCGAGTTCATTTTCGGGCGCTTCCTTGCACAGGATCAGGTGATAGTCAGGCTCACCATCGCGGCCGCGCGCGATGCCCGCATAGATGCCACCCTGGCCGGCCCAGTATTCGCCGATTCGAGGGGCTTGGCCTGCGGGCGCGGTAGGTACGGGAACCTCGCCCTCGGCTCCGGGGTTTACCTCGGGGCCGCTCATCACAGCGCGGAGGAAGGCGGTAAACATGGGGCTGGGTGCAGCGCTCACGTTCACCGTCAGATTCTCAATATGCAACATGGTTGGTTCTCGGGAGTTAAAGAATTGAAGGACTCAAGCGCTAAGCTGAATCAAGCGGACGACGCGCACACGGCGCTCGTAGCCCTTGAGGGTGTCGTCCTGGTGGCCGTAGCTGAAGGTCTGAGTCCAGGCGCTGCTCTCGGAGTACTGCGTGCTGGAGAAGTACCAGGCAGGATCGAAGGCCTCAGGGCTACCGGCTTGGAAGCCTTCAGCAGTGGTCTGCGCCGGGCTTGCTTCGGTGTAGAGATAACCTGCAGGGATGCTGCTCGGGTTGTCGCCATCGCGGAATGAGCAGTAGTTTTCCTCTGTGGTGGGCTTCAAGTAGCGATATCCCATTTCCAGAACGTCGCGCGCCGGGATGCACCAATCGGTATGGCCGTTGATATTTGCCGCCAGCGCCTGCTGGGCAATGAGGCTGCCCGCTTCTGCCATAGCCTTGGTGTTGGCCATGCTGTCAAAGCAGCTCGTAGCCCCGGGCACGTCGTTGTAGTCGGGATGCCAAACGCCGTTGATCTGACCTTCTGCCTTGGGTGCCCAGACGATCGCGAAGATGGCCAAGCCAATCTTGATCTTGCCGCCGTAGAAACCGCCTTCGAAGGGCGTTCCGATGGTTTCGGGGACTTGGATTGCAGGCTTTTCGATGGGTGCGTTCACAGAGTTCTCCAGGTAGTTGCGTTGGTTGGTTGTGATCAGGCTTCGGCCGTCGCGGCTGCGTCGTCCAGATGGAATTTTTCGAAAGGCAGAGGCAGGATGTGCTCGGTGTGGAACTTGCCCAGCGATTCGGATGCGATGAAGGCCTTATGCGTTTCCGCACTCACGTCCGGGTAGTGGTAGATCGCCGCGCCGTGGTTGAACTGCACAGCCAGCGTTTTGGTGGCTTCGTCGTAGCCAACGGCTTTGATCTTGTGAGACTCGACAGGATTCAAAGCGATGGGCGGGCGAGCGCGTTCGCCGAAGGCTTGGGCGGGTTTGAATTCGCGTTTCATGGTTTCTCCGGTGGTTGCGTGGTTAGGCGGCCTGCAGATCGCTGGCTTCGGTCAGGTGATTGATCAGCGCATCGCAGATGCCGGAGAAATCCGACTCGCGATACAGCTTTGCATTGCCTTCGCTCTTGACGTGCACAAAGCCCAACTGGGCCAGGCCGTCAGCAGTGATGGACAGCGGGGCGAGGCGGTCATTGATCGCGCCCAGTTTCATCAGGCGGCCATCGTCAGCAGGCTTTACGGTGGCGCGCAGCGGGACCACAGTTGCTTGTCCTGGAGCGCTGACCTCTGCGGGCGCTGCTGCTGTAGCTGTCACGGTCGTAGCAGCCTGGGCCTTGCGTGCCGCTTCGTCACGCGCTGCCTGCTGGTCAATCAGTTCTTGGCGAGCCTTGGCCGCACCTTCCTCGCGGAGTCGGTCTTGTTCAGCCTGCACCCGCGTCATTTCATTGCTGATGCGCAGTTCGGCTGTGGCCACGAAGTCGTCATGCGCCTTCAGCACTATGGTGACGGTGTCAGCGAACAGGTGCACATAGTCGGCGGCGTTCGCGCGCAGCCAGTTGAGGTTGCGTTCGATCTTGTCGGCGATCTCGCTGGCGGCTATCTTGGCGCGCGCCAGTTCGGTCGCCACTTTGTCTTCCATGCTGGACAGGGACTTCAAGCCCTTGACCGCGCCACCGAAGTCAGCCGGTACCGTGGGCATGTAGTTCTTGCCCAGACGCTGATTCAGCGCAGCGACGTGGTCTGCCAAGCCCTTTACGCCCACGGCCACGATCTCGCCCTTGCGGCGTTCTTTCTCAGCGGTGAGCAGCTTCTCGGCCATGCTGACGTTCTGCTGCAAGAGGCTGTCCAGCATGTCCTTGGTTTTCTTAGCCTGGTCAACCGGCTGCACCTGGGCCAGCATCTGTGCCTCGGCCGCTTTGAGCGATTCGCGGGCCGCCTTCATGGCCTTGATCTGGCTGTCCAGGTTCACGAAGTCTTCATCGGTCTTCGGCTCGCGAATCAGCTTGTCCGCCAAGAACACGCGCAGGCGCTCCTCGAAAGACTTGAAGTTGTCCACCAGAGAGATTTGCCCAGAGACCTGAACAACAGGAGCAGGGAGTGCTTCAACCGGCTCGGCAACCAGCTTTTCGATGGAGCTGGCAGCGGGCGGCACGTAGGCTGCGATATCGGCTTCAAGTTGCTTCCAGCCGGCCAGAATTTCGGCGCGCAGAGCTGGGTCAGATTCGTACCAGCAATGGCGAGCTTCTTCCAGCGTGTCGTTGGATTTCCATTTCGAAGCCGTGAACAGGATGCGTTGACCATCCTTATTCACCATGAGCTGGTGCTCCATCTGTACTCGGTAGACCTTGGCTAGCTTGGCGCCCACATCAACACCGCCCACGCCAGTTTCCGGAAGGACTGCGCGAAGTTCGTTGTTCAGAGACTTGTGCTCCCACATGAGCTCGTCGGTAATCGAAGAGCCATCAAGCGATGCACCAAGCGGCTTGGCCAGGCCAAAGTCTTCGCTTCCGCTGACCGGGTAGAGGTCTTCGCCGATGATGGACTCAGCCAGCGGTCGAGCCAGCGCCTCGAATCGGTGCCCGTCGTCGAAACGCTGCTGGGTGGCGGCGTCAACCTCGGGCGTTATGCCGGTGGCCAAGCGCGCGATCAGCTCAGTGCGCGTTTGGTAGGGAGAGCAGCCCAGCATGGCCGGCGCATCGCTCGCGTTGTAGGTTGTGGCGCGAAGGGCATGCCACTCCGGGGTGCCTTGAATGACGTTGTGAGTTTTCATGGCTTACTCCGCAGCGGTGTTGTTGGCGGGAGCCCAAGAGGCAATCTCAACCTTCTGATCGTCGGTGAGAAGTTCCTTGGTCTGGATCGTTGCGATCAGTTCGTTGACCGTCTTCTTGCCGCCTTCGATGACCTTTTTCCACCCGGCTTTGTTCTTTTCGAACGATTCGGCGGTGCATGCCGGTATGGTCTTTTGCTGTGCGGCAGGGGAGGCGGCTGCGGCGCCTTCTTCGATCTCAAACCAATCCGCCGGAGTGCTCATGTCATCGCGCAAGCTGGCGTAGACGCGCTTGAGCATCACCACCTGGGCAGGCTGGATCGTGTCGAGGCGGCGCTGGATGCGCTTTTCGATGTGTTCTTTGGTCACCCCGAAAACAGCAAAGGCTTCGACCATCTTGGCCATGGCTTCGGGGGTCGTGTCGGCTTTGGTGCGCAGGGTGACTTCTGCCTGCTGCATGGCACCGTCGATCACGTCGCCGGGAATCATGGCCAGGATGCACGCGCGCACGCGGCGCTGAGCCTGGTTGGCGATCAGCTCATAGATATCCCGTTCGTCGGTGAGCTTGTAGCCGCCGCGCTTGGTGTCACGCCAGTGCTTGACGATGAACTGGATCGGGCGACGATTGCGGCTTTCCAGGTCAACCGCATAGGCCTCCACATCGCTGTATGGAACGCCATCAGCGCCAACAGAGCGCGACAGCTCACGGAAGCCGAACTCCATGTTTCCCCATTGCTGAGCAATGGCCTCGGCCGCGCGGATGCTGGGGCCCACGATGTCGGAGCCGCCGCGGGCAAATTGGTATTGCGACTTCTCGGCAAGGTTGGGGCGCGTGAAGGCATTCAGGATCTTGTCCATGTTGGCGATCACGTCCCGAGGGAAGTGCTGCGCCATCATGAACTTGGCCTGCGTTTCTGCCAGCTCGCGGGACTGAGCCTGTTTATGGCCGATGCCCTCACGCTGGGGGATGACGTTGCTTCCGAATGGGTTTTCTACGACTTGGTTCATGGTTGCTCTCTGGGTTAGAAGAATCGGAACGAGCGCACACGCTTGCGGCGCTTGAATTCCTTGGTTGCTTGTTTGGCTTTGCGCTCGGCCTCTCGTGCCGAGATTTCATCGGCTGTCGGAGGCCAAATCGAGTCGATCACCCAGCTAAAGAAGGCGCTCACGGCGACGTAGCCAACGGATGCGAGAAGGGCGAAAAGACCAGCCCACCACAGCACTTGCTGGACGATTTCGGAGGTAGCGGCGCTCATGCCGAGCCCTCCTTTTCTTCGTCGCTTTGTTCTTGGCGGCTGAAACTGACGATTGCCAGGGCCGAGAGAAACACCAGGCCAACAGCAGCCAGCACGCCGAAAAAGAAGATGGCGATCTTTGCGCTCATGCTTCACCTGCCGCGTTGTGGGTGGCGTACGCATCTGTCGCACGAGCGAGCAAGGCGCGGGCTTGGTACTGCTGGCAGGCATGGCATTGATTGCCGAATGCCAGATTGATCACCAGCTGGAAGAGTTCGGTGGAGGTCGGGCCGTTTGCGTAGTCGAACGACTCAAGAAGCACCTCGGACAAGGTCTGCACCCGCATAGGCATCGGAGCGCCAACTGCGCGGGGCTGGCGGCGCGCAGCATCCCAGTCGGTTGTCATGGGCGCGAAGTCAGCGAGTGCATTCGCGTCGCCCTTTTGCAGGGCCGTCATGAAGCCTTCGATCATCAAGGCCTCGGCGCGTTGCTGGGCGTCATGATGTGCGTGGATGGCGTCCAGCGCACGGGCTGAGTCGCGGTTTTCGGTGACTGAGATCGACACGTTGCTCTCCTTGGTTGATGAACCTGGAGAGTTGATTGGTGTGACGGGTGGGCTACCTTCCGCTTGTCGTGCTGTCCTACCCGGGGGCGTTTTCAGTTACCGGAGAGACACCTCTGCCTCTCGCTTCCAGTCATGCACCCGCCACGCCAATCAACTCTCCACCGCCTCAAACCACCTCGGAGACCTGCTCCTAGAGCGCCCTCTGCATCCTTTCGGGCTTACTGGCTTCGTATCGCTTGCCAGCTCGTTTCGTGTTTTGCTGCGATGGGCGTATTGAACCATAGTTCAACAAATAAATCAACTATAGTTCAGTTTTAAATTCGAAATCCCAGTGAATTCAGGGTAAACACCTAGATTTTTACAATACGTGTACTCGTTTTGATTTGTGCATTCGTTTGCACGGTTGTAATTTGCGTGCGCGTGATGGTGATTTGGCTGTGTTTCGTGTGGGTTTTTCTTGTACTTCGCCGGCGTGGACCCGATAATCTCCAGCGGGAACAACACGAAACCTCCGTCGCCACCATGAGTGCACGCAGAAACTTCATGCCATTTACGCATTCAAGCGGCTCTCTGAATTACAGAATTCCAGAGTTCGGTCTTGCACTTGCTCAGTCGCTGGTGGCCATTCCTGTGACTGATGCAGCAATGCAGGCGACAGCACGTCAGTTCCATGCCGCTTTCCAGCACGTTGTAATAGATGAACAAAAGAACACGCAACGTGCCCCGGACACCGCCCGTAGTTAATCAAACTGCGGGCGCGAGCGCGGTTTCTCAAGCTTTTCCTCAGCAACAGCAAATCCAGGTGGCCCAACAGGTCACCACAATCTTTGATCCTGAAGTCCTGCGGAAGTACTCCACCATGGTGCCCGATGCACCGGAGCGCGTACTGAAGGTTTTTGAGAAGAACTCCGAGTCAGAGCGCAACATTCGCGATGCCATGGCGGACCAGCAGCGCAAGCTTGCTGATATTCAAGAGATGGCCCTTTCACACCAAGCGCAGGACAATCGTCGGCGCGACTGGATGGCCTTCTCTCTGATGTGCGTAGGTGTCGGAGCTTCGATTTACTTCGCCGTCAATGGCAAAGATTTGGCAGCAGGAAGTGCGTTCCTCGCATCTCTCGCCGTGCCAGTGGGTTATTTCCTGGCTAGATCGTCCAAGAAGAACTCCGACCGCGAGTGACTATCGCTAGCGATGCCGCCACTCCCAAGGCGGCATAGGGTTCTTGTCGGCCCATAGGCCAAGCCCAGCTGCCCGGGCGGCTTCCTCATCTCGTTTAATACCCTGATCCGTGAGGTACTTGGTGTAGGCCCAGGCCAGACCGGCCTGAACCTGGGAGCTGTTGGCATCTTTGCCGCGGCACTCCACGCGTGCCACCGTGCGGCCGTAGCGGTCTTTGGTTACCGGCTTGATGACCGCCCGAGCCTGATAACAGAGGTCGGAAAGACTCTGCTTGCTGCGCTGGCCAAACGGCTGATTTTTCTCTGGCGCATCGATCTCCGCCAAGCGCACCCTGATCTCCTCATATGCGCCGGTCTCGCCGCAACGCACCTTGATGGTGTCGCCGTCAGAGATGGCGACTACAAGACAAAGAAGCAGGGGAGCCATCTCACTTCTTGTCCGCGTGAGACTTTGGAATCCAATAATTAAGTTTCCGAGCGGGGTCGTATACCCACATAGAACCTGAGTCGGCGGGGTTGTTTGCAACCACCATCTTTATTCCGTGGCGCCCCTTTTCACAGCGCTTCAGCGCGTCGTCAAAGGTTCTGGCGCCGGACTTCTTGCGCAAACTATCGAGAATTGCTTTTGACTCACCGGTTTGCTCTGGGTCGCCTGTTTCGGAAGAAATATTAGGCATTTTCCCGAGCATTGCACTTATGGTGACCAGGCCAAGAACGTAGTTCGCATATTCGGAAATTTCTTTGGTTTGGCAGGCGAAATAGGCATCTTCTTTTGTGGCATGGGTAACAACATTAGCCCCTGCGCTGCATGCTGTTTGATTGCATTGACTATCGCTGGCTGCCATCGCGCTCGACGATATTGCTGCTAAACCAGTCGCCAAAAAGATTGATTTAAAAACCACAATCACCTCCTTAAATGCCATTTTTTTACTTAATTTCTATCCAAAACCACAAGATTAGCCCTTGATTTCTCTCGTTCCCCCGATTGGGTGATTCCATTGTTAACAAATGCAACATATGGTCGGAACGGGATGGCTATCTGTGCTGCGTACCGTTTTTGATCTGTTGGCGCATATGCGCACCTAGTAGCTCATCTTCTATCCGCTGTTTCACATCGGGCGGAAGCTGACTGTACTGTTCCGGTGAAATCAAGGCGAACGGCCAGACGCCCTCCGGCTTGGGGGTGCCTTGTCCCGTGGCCAACCAGAAATGATCAACTTGGCAAAAGCGTGCCGCCTGGGCACTGTTCTCTGCCGTCAACGACTTGGTTTTCCTGTCCTGAAGCTTCTTTAGGGCCTGATAGGAAATGCCCAAGTGATCTTCCAACTCTTTCCAGCTCTTGCCTGCAAGCCTCAGGGCTGTTTCAAGCCTTGTTGTGTAGTCCTCAACCATAGTTGATTAGGCTATTAGAAATACGGTGAACCATGGTTGCTTTTTTGTGTGAACTATGGTTCAATTCGACTCATGCTTAAAAATCAAGCCATTGAACTCCTCGGCGGGTCTGTTGCCGCCGCCGCCGAGGCCATTGGCGTCACATACCAGGCGGTGGACAAGTGGCCCGACGAGCTCCCGGCTCGTATCGCTGACCGGGTACAGGCGGCTCTCTGGCGAATTGCACAAGAGAAGTCGAACTGCGCCGATGGCTTGCATGAGCCCGCACGGCAAAGCGCCTAAATGCATCCCCTCATCGTTTGCCGCCGGCCGCGCCTGAATCACCAGGCGGCGGGGAAGGGCGTCTGCAACGTGAATCCATGTGTTCGTGTCCATGGATCAAGTCTCTTTTTTTTGCCAATTGCTGAGATGGCAACAGATGGCAATTCAAGTTTCCATCTCGTTCATGGAGGTGCCCAGTGAGCCAATTGACGTTGAACTTCGAGCCCGCATTGCCCGAGCGATTCCCGACGCTGCGAGCCTATGTTGCGCACCGCGCATCGATCGTCCAGAAGTCACTCAAGGTGCAGGCCGCCGATTTGGACATGGCCCCGTCGACGCTGAGCCGAAAGCTCAATCCGGCAGATGGCGACACCCAGCGCTTCAACCTTGATGACCTGGAAGCATGGCTTGCCAGCACACAAGACGCCTCGGCCGTGATCGAGTACTTGGCCGCCAAGTATCTGGACAACGACACCGACCGCCGTGCGCGCGTCGTGAGCAATGCAGAGCGCCTTCTGGCAGAGCTGGCGCGCGTACTTCCATCACTCAAAGAAGCTGCTTAACACCGGAGGCAATCATGGCACTTCAATACGTTGTCGGCGACAAGGTGGTTACAGAGTCTCAGCTCATAAAAGGTGCTGAGCCAAAAAAGCGCGAGCAGCGCCCCGAGAAATCCTTCTTTAAAGGCTGGCGCGTTGAGGGGTTCATGCCGGGGCAGATCGCACAAGCGCAAGCCGATCGTGAAAAAGAGATCGCATTGTTCGATCACATGCTCCAGAAAGACCCCGCGGGGGGGGGGCAAGCGCCCCAAGCCTTTCGATCTAGCCGTCTACCTCATGAACACGCGGCGCAAGCCCGTGCGCGCAAAGCCGTACGAGCTTCGCGAAGCTGCCGAGCTCTGCAAGCAAATGGCCGAGAAGGCCGGCTGGGAGCATGTCGTGCTGTCGGAAGTAAAGAAGGAGTTGCGCAATGATGCAGCAAGCCACTCTTGATTTCTCGGCCGCGCGCGCGGCAGGCCGAGCCGGGGCCGAAGCCTCTCTCAATGCTGCCGAGAAGGAAGACCCCGAATTCAGCACCAAGGCCAAGGCCGCGATCCTCGCCCATCTGCGCGTCGTGGGTCAGGCAAGCGGCGAGGAGCTTGTCGAAATTGCAAAGCTCAAAGGCGCAGTACCGCGCAAGGGCGACCGTGCCTTTGGCGGCGTGTTCCTTGCGCTGAGCAGCCAGAAGAATCCCCAGATCCGATGCATCCGTTCGGACCTTCCGCGCAAGCGTGGTCATGGCACGAGTGGCGGCAAGTTGTGGGGGCTGGTGCAGTGACCAAAAGTCGCGGCGTCAATAAGCCGAAGCACATCTGGTCGGAGTCCGAAAAGGACAAGCTTCGCCAGCTCTATCCAGAAATGCGTGGAGAGGATGTTGCCAATGCAATGGGGCTTCGCACCAGCCAGGTCTACCAGATGGCCAAGAAGCTTGGACTCTCAAAGAGCGAGGCCTTCATGGCCAGCGATCTATCCGGCCGTGTGCATCGTGGCAAGCAGCAC